AATTTTGTTGTTTCATTCGTTCCTGAAGCCTTTAATAAACAATGTGCCATTTTTAACCTAATCTTAACACTAGGTGATGCATTTGAATTTTCTATGTACTCTTTAAATGGAAGTGGTACTATTGTTGATGAACTTGTTACTGGGAATATTTTTTTGTAATTGCTCTTTACCCATCTAAAAAATTCTTTGTATAATTCTTCATCTGGTTCAGGCGTTGGTTTTAAAATTCGCTCTTTTATTGCTGCTATTTCATTCTTTTGATTGGATGCGAATGCTATGGGCATATAACACTCATTAATCAACCCAACATTATACTGATACTTCTGTTGTTTTGGTTTTGCTTCATACATAAGTTTTATTTTTCCTCCTTTCCGTATCTCAGGGTTCAAAACCCGTGAAACATAGTCAATCATAGGTTTTGATTTAAAAACTTCCCAAGCCTTAATGTTGTTTTTCCTTATCGTTTTATTTGATATCAACGATTTTCCTAACATATATCCTAGACTTGAAGCTGGTTGTGATGTGTACAATGTACTATAGCAGTTATACACAATGTGAATGAATGTTCGTTTACCACGTGACAATCCAAATAATGTTAACATTAACATTAACATATGAAATGGTGCAGTTACAAATGAACCATAATAGTAATATTCAAGAATGATGATTATAATTGTTGATTTGAAACCCCTATCAGCTTCCTCAACAATGGGTGAGAAAACTAATCTGAGTGGATGTAATATCAAAACTGCTATTAGCATATAAACCTTATAATCAAAAATTTTCATAACAATTTCTTTATTTGTCAAAACAATGCTAACAACTTGCCTAAAGTAACTGTTTTGATCCAAATTAGTTTCAGCAAAACTATCACACAGTTTCAAGGCATTATAATAATTACCCTGGTTGTTGTATTTATCTGGATTCCAATAACAATCAAACCTATGTTGATTACAACCACCACTATAGTCAAATTCCATGAAATCAGAACAAAAGGTTTCTGTGCTACCTATTTGAACTTCTTTTAAAACCATTTTGTGGGTATCATTTGATGTGAATACCATTAACCAATTTAAAAGAACTAAAATGGTCATTAACCATAACATTGCAGTTTTTAACAATTTAAACCTCCACCAGAATTGCTCAATTTTCATTTTACCTCTCAAGTTTCGGTTTATAGCATCATTCTTCCAGTGATCTGCGTAATCATAGTACATTGTTATTGCTGGTCCATGTCTACACAAATTTTTATAATACAAACCTTGCAGTGTAGTTGTTGTTGCCCACTTTTCAGTTTGTTTAACCCATATACGATAATTTGATTCATTTAAGTCCCTAGCGTTCCAGAAACCTGATGCATGTGTAACATAATCTTGTGGCAAATCGACTTCCTCGTCTAATTCATAAAAATAATAACCCCCTATAAAGCCTTCGCTTTTGAAGTCAGGAGTCTGACACGTCAAAAACGTGTACAAATTTTCATTTTTCAATCTTACAATTTTCATCCTGTAAAACTTTGATATTGTTACTTTTTGCAAATCCAAATCAACAACACGTGTAGGTACCGTGTCTTCATCATAATGAACACCACCACCTGTTAAATTAAAATCAGGGCAATAACTTGGTCCAAAAATTCTATCTCTAATTATT